CGTACAGATAGGCTGTCGCATACAGAACCGCGGTCTTTGCCGTATCCCCCAGGGCTGCGAATTCCTCCGCATCCGCTATCCGGGCCACATCCATGCACAGCTTTTCCGCCGACTGGGACAGCCTGGTAACCAGGCCGTCCTCCTCGTTGGTATCAACCCGCAGGTAGTTCTTAACCTCTGCCAGTTCCAGAAGCATGACCATCACCCTTTCTTACTCAGCCTTCGCCGTCATCGTCACCGGCATCATCAGAACCGCCACCTGCGGAGGTACCGGCAACCTTCAGCACCTGCACGGCTTCCGGCAGGACCAGAAGGCCGTCCACACGTTCCTTCATCACATACCCTACCATGCCGTTCCCCGCGAACAGTTCCTTCAGTACCTGCAGGGTACGCTGGCCGCGGTCACCGATGTTGTAGTAGCTGAAATCACCGAAGGCCAGCGCTGCCTTACCGGCTGCCAGCTTCGGCGCAAACTGGGAGGTACGGATGGCGTACCCAAGGATACGGTCCGGTTCCCCGTTCTGGAGAGAAGGCTGCCACAGGTAGTTCCCGTTCTCATCCTTCAGTTTGCGGAGCACCGCCAGGGTGCTGTCGTTGGTGATAAAGGACGCTTTTTTACGGTACGGACGTTTCAACTTGTAGATCAGGTCGATGACATCATCGGCTTCGATTTCCACCGTACCGATAGTAACGCCGACCTGGGCATCCGCAAAGAGGCCGGTCGGTTTGCCTTCACCGTCCCCGTTCAGGAAGGCATCTTCCTCCGCGTTGGCAATCGCCTTGCCGAACTGCGCGATGATATAGTCTTCCAGCTGGAACGCATTGTCCGCCAACAGTTCCTCAGTGATTTTGATAGCCACATGCAGCTTGTGGGCGTCCAGCAGCTTCTGGTCGAAGGTCGCGTCGCCGAAGGTCAGCGCACCGCCTTCTTCTACCCAGAGGGCCGCCGGTTTCGTGGCCGCGATGTTGATCTTGCGTTCCCCGCTGGTACGGATGGTCGTCGCCAGCCCGCGCAGAACGTTTTCCTCCTCTAGCACGTCAATCAGGCGGTGGTCGTATTCGTCAGGCACCAGATAGCCGCCTGCTTCGTCGATACCCTCCTGCAGTACGTTGGATACATCGCGGAACTTGGTACGGATCGCGGTAAACATCGCCTTGCGGTATTCATCGGAAGCCGTGCCTTTCTTTTCCGGTTTACCGGGAGTCCCTACCAGGGGTTTGCTGGTAGGCATGGCCAGCTTCTTGTCCATCTCGACCTGTTTCTCCAGGCGGTCGATGGTCTTGCCCATCTCTGCGATGTCAGACTCCATCTTTTCGTAGGCTTCCGCGTCGGCAGCCGCCATCTTGCCGTCCTTGTCGGTATGTTCTGCCAGGAACTTCTTGGTTTCTTCCCACAGGGACGCGCGTTTGGTTCTCAGTTCGTTAATGCTCATAGCCATAGTCTTTTCCTCCTTAATGACTCAATAAAAAAAGCCGCTTCTTCAGCGGCTCCACGGAAACCCGTGTGTCGGGTTCCGGTTCGTGGTTTGGTTTGTTAAACTTGCACAAAAATGAATTCATCACCGTAAGCTTGGAAAACAGCACCGCAGCCGGTGCTTCCTGTTTCCCTTCCCCATCCGTGTACAGGATGTCGTCCGCGAATCCCAGCTCCACCGCCTTCTTGGCGTTGAACCAGGTCTCATCGTCCATCATGTGTGAAATGACTGTCCGGGACTGGCCCGTCTTCAGCTCATAAGCGTTGATGATGCTTTCCTTGACTTCCTCCAGCATGTCCATGGCTTGCTGGAATGCCTTGTGGTCTCCCATGGCGACGGTCATCGGGTTATGGATCATCATCATGGCCACCGGGGACATGGAAATCCTGTCACCGGCCATGGCCACCACCGATGCGGCCGAAGCCGCCATCCCGTCGATGCGCACTTCCACGTTTCCAGGATACTCCTTCAGCATGTTGTAGATCTGGGCAGCCGCGAACACGTCTCCGCCGGGAGAGTTAATCCAGACGGTGATACCCCCTTCGCCGGCATTCAGCTCCTCACGAAAAAGACCCGGTGTGACTTCATCGCCATACCAGGTCTCATCGGATATCTGCCCGTTCAATACAAGGGTGCGCGCACCGGTATCTTCGTTACGCACCCAGTTCCAGAATTTCTTTTTCAATTGTTGTTACCTCCGTTCTTTTCTGCCGGTTGCTGCCTGTTGGCAAACAGCCCGGCATCCTTCAACTTGGTCATGTTCCCGTTGATCAGGTACAGGTTGCCCCCCTCCTCCTCGGATATGGGATTGAGATTTTCCATCTCCCGGATATCGTTGGCGGAGAGCCAGCCGTTCTGCCTTCCCACCGCATAGCCGTTCATCCGGCTCTGGTAGTCCCCACGCAACAGGCCGTCCACGTTGAACTTGATGAAGTAATGCTGTTTCTCGCCGGGAAGCAGCAGCGCCTTATGCAGCGCCTGTTCCCAGCGGATGACCCAGGGGTTCAGCGTGTACTTCACAAATTCCAGGGACTGCTGCTCAATGTTGGAGAAACTGGATTTTTCCAGATCTCCCACCATATGGGGAGGCACCCGGAAGATTCGGGCAATCTCATCAATTTGGAATTTCCGTGTTTCCAGGAACTGCGCCTCATTGGGCGAGATGGACATGGGCTTGTAGGTCATGCCCTCTTCCAGCACCGCCACGTTATGGCTGTTCTTCCCGGAGAACTGTGCATGCCAGCTCTGCCGCAACTTTTCCGGATCTTTCACCACGCCGGGGTGTTCCAAGAGTCCGCTGGGTGTTGCCCCGTTGGCGAAGAACGTGGAACCGTATTCCTCCGCTGCCATGGACATGCCGATAGCGTTCTTCGCCATGGCGATGGGTGAATAGCCGATGAGACCGTCATACCCTAACCCGGGGATATGCAGCACTTCTTCAGGCCGGAGTTTCACCTGCTCATAGCGCTTCTTACCGCCGAAGTCATCCAGGTAGCGGGTATAGGTGTAGACAAGCTGTCCGTCCTTGTCCCGGTTCACATCCATGCGCTCCGGCAATAACGGGTACAGCCATTTCACCCTGCCATACCCGTCCCGGATAATCTGGGCATAGGCATTGCCATATAAAAGCAAATGCCCCATGAGGGTCTCCCGGAAGATGAAACTGGTCATCTCCGGGTTCGGCTCGTCATGGAGCAGCGGGTACAGCGGATGGCCGGGTACCATTTCTTTCCCCTGGTCTTTATAGCGGTACACATGCAGCGGCAGTCCCGCGATGGACTCTGCCAGGATTCGGACGCAGGCGTACACCGCCGTGACCTGCAGGGCCGTGCGTTCGTTCACGGTCTGCCCTGCCGCGCTCCGCCCGAAGAAAAACTGCATGGAACCCATAAGAGCGTTCTTGGGTTTGTCACGGGAATGGAACAGTTTTTCAAAGAATTTGAACATAGCAAGCCTCCTTAAAATGGGCATGAAAAAAGCACCTACCTTTCAGTAAGTGCTAAAAACATTTAAACTATTCAGTTGTTACTACTTCATTGCTATTGCAATCCTTAATGTGCGTCAAGGTAGGTATTAATCGCGTCTTGCGCCAACACAAGATCAACCAGCCCAAAACCCAGGATGTATACGAGCAGATACAAAATGCCCGAATTGCCTCCAGGGTTCCTCTTGAGGTTGTCTACGTTCTCACCAAGCCTGTACGCCCAAAAAAAGCCGTAAATCCCAAAGGTTACAAGTGTAAAAATGACAGACATCAGACCACCTGTCGCATCTTTTTTATACAACAGGGTGTTCATCTCGTTGGTAACTTTTATAATCCAGTATAATCCATATAACCCACAAGTCAAGAACGATAATATGACAGAAATCACGATGCTTCTTTTTTTGACCATAATTGTTATGCCTCCCTTCCGCCAACATCAATTTTATATTAACCCAGGTGTTCTTCGTGTCAAAATTAAGTCAACTATGGGTTTCTGCTATGACAAAGATTTGTGCTTTTTTCGTCATAGTTCTGTGCCATTTTCATTTTATAATACAGACAACAACAAAAACGAAGGAGGTTGATTGATATGAAGAGAATGTTAGGAGTATTAGCTGTTGCAGTCTTGGCCGGCATCATGAGCATATCAAGCGTAGAAGCCGCCCCGAAGCATAAAACCCCGCCACCGCATCCGGTTAAAGTGGAACATCACAAACCGCTGCATCAGTTCAGCCACCATCATGGTTATGTGCTTGTAAGAGAACACAAGTGGCTTGACTACCGTGGCCACAGACATCTGGACAGAGTCTGGCGTGACCGCCATGGCCACCGGCATGTAGAGCACGTTTTCTAAAATATAAAACCGCAAATCTGAAGGATAAAAATGGACAATTATTCATTACACAATCGTATGCAAAAGATGTTTCTGCTTGTTGGCATGCTGGGGTTTCTCTTACTGCCCAATACAGCCGCAGCCGAGTTTGTGGACGAGTATGTGGCAAAACATCCCCGACGGGTAAAAATAACCATCAGCCAAAATGCAAAAGGGC